AATTCATTTAAGAGATGATTATAACGATAATGATATATTTGGAGACCCTCCTGGCGAAGCCTTGACAAGTTTAATGGAAGTTGTAGGAACAATAGACCAGGGCATGGTAAAGGCAATAAAAAATAGTGGTGTAATTAGATGGCTATTGCAATTTCAACAATCTTTAAGACCAGAGGATATTGAAAAGAATGTAAAACAGTTTGCAGATACTTATTTAAGCATAGAATCTGATACATTTGGTGTTGCTGGTGTAGATGCGAAAGCAGATGCTAAACAAATAGAACCGACGGACTATGTACCAAATGCAGCACAAACAGACAGAACAACAGAAAGGATATATTCATTTTTTAACACTAATAAGAAGATAGTTCAGTCTAGCTATAACGAAGATGAGTGGATAAGCTACTATGAAGCAAGAATTGAACCTGATGCATTACAATTGGCAAGCGAATACACCAGAAAATTATTTACACGTAGAGAAAGAGGATTTGGCAATAAAATAGTATTTGAAAGTTCGAGTCTAACATTTGCAAGCATGAAAACAAAATTAGGCTTATCCAAATTTGTAGAACTAGGTATATTTAGCGCTAATGAAGTTAGAGAAATTATGAATTATTCACCAAGAGAAGGTGGAGATGAGTATGTAAGAAGGTTAGATACTAGACCTACAGATGAGTAAGGGGGGGTGAGTAGGTGAAGATAAATATTAAAGGTCCAATCATAAGCAATAGTGATGCCTGGATATATGAATGGTTCGGCATTGAGGCCACAAGCCCGAGTATGGTTGACAAGGCAATCGAAAAAGCCAACGGTGAAGATTTGGAAGTTGAAATTAACTCTGGCGGTGGAAGTATATTTGCGGGAAGTGAAATATACACAGCTTTGAAATCCTACAAAGGGAATGTGACGGTAAAAATTGTCGGTTTGGCAGCAAGTGCAGCGTCTGTTATCGCTATGGCGGGTAAAAAGGTACTGATGTCACCGACAGCGCAGATGATGATCCATAATGTAAGCTCCTGGGCTGCAGGTGACTACAGAGAAATGGAGCACACTGCTGAAATTTTGAAAAACGCCAATGACACAATCGCAAATGCGTACCGGCTAAAAACAAGGAAGGAGCAAAAAGAACTGTTGTCGCTTATGGATAAAGAAACATGGATGACAGCACAAAAGGCTAAAGAGTTTGGCTTTATTGATGAAATCATGTTTGAGGATTTACAGCTTGCGGCGAGTACATCATATTCCGGCTTATTACCACCGGAAGTAATCAATAAAATGAGAAACACAATTAAGAGTCCGATTAATCCAGAAAGTGGTGAATCGGATATTTTAATGCAAAAAAGTAAGACAAAATTAAATTTATTAAAATTAAAAGGAGAGATGATCAATGAATAAAAAGGAATATCTTGAAAAAAGACAAGGGTTAATTAATGAAGCAGAAAAACTAATCAATAATGGCAAGATAGAAGAAGCTAATGCGAAAATGGAAGAAGTAAAGAAATTAGATAATCAATGGGAAGAAATAGCAAAAGTCCAAGCTAATCTAAATGCGTTAAATGATAGCAACAAAGGATTAGACATTACTAATTTAACAGGTGATAAGGGAGTTGATGGCGTAGTGGTAGATACCTTAGAGAAAAACGCAGTTGCAACAGATGTAGATATGTTTAACACAGTAGAATATAGAAAAGTATTCATGAACAACGTTTTAAGGGGCACTCCAATACCGGATAAGTTTGTAAATGCAGATGCAAATACAAAAACTACAGATGTAGGCTCTGTAATTCCTACAACAGTTTTAGAAAAGATAGTTGAAAAGTTAGAAGCTACAGGTATGATTTTACCTTTAGTTACTAGAACGTCCTACAAAGGCGGACTAGCAATTCCAACATCCTCTGTAAAACCTGTAGCCACTTGGGTGGCAGAAGGGCAAGGAAGTGAAAAACAAAAGAAAACCACAGGGCAAATTGTATTTAGTTACTACAAATTAAGATGTGCAGTATCTGTGTCATTTGAAACTAGTGTTGTTACACTTGGGGTATTTGAAACTACTTTAATTAATAATATAGCTGAAGCTATGACTAAAGCATTAGAACAAGCTATTATATCAGGTACAGGCGAAGGACAACCTACCGGTATCTTAACTGAAACTGCTCCAGAAGGACAAAATATTGATATAGCAGCAGATGCAGATGTTGATTATGAGACATTAATTAATGCGGAAGCAGCATTACCATTATCCTACGAATCCGAAGCAGTATGGTGTATGACTAAGAAAACATTTATGAAATTTATAGGAATGACAGATTCAAATGGGCAACCTATTGCTAGAGTTAATTATGGAGTTTCAGGCAGACCAGAAAGAACATTACTAGGTAGAACTGTAGTACTAAACGATTACATGACAAGTCTTGGAGCGCCAATTGAAGGCGATACAGTTGTAGCCTTCCTATTCAACTTTAAAGACTATGTGTTGAATACTAATTACAATATTACAGTTAAGAGATATGAAGATAACGAAACTGACGACCAAGTAACTAAAGCTATTATGTTAGTTGATGGCAAGGTTGTAGACAACAACTCCTTAGTAACCCTGACTAAGAAGGTAGTTGAAGGCTAATGTATAAGGTAATTAAACTGTTTAAAGATAAGTATAATGGTCAAATATATAAAATCGGAGATGTTTTTGAGTGTGATGATACTGCAAGAATAAACGATTTGATTAACAGAGGACTAATAGAGGGCGATAAAAAGCCCTCTTTTGACCTCTTAACCAAGAAAGAAATCATGAGATTATTAGAGGAAAAAGGCATTGAGTATAATTCAAGAGTAAACAAGGATGAATTATTAGCATTGTTAGGCGGTGATTAAATGTTGGAATACGTTAAAACCACACTAAGAATAGATGGCGACGACTTAGATACGGAAATACAGGAACTTATTGACGCAGCCAAGGCAGACCTGAAATTATCCGGCGTGCATAATGATAAGGTAGTTGATACTGATCCGCTTATCAAACGAGCCATAATAGTCTATTGCAAAGCTCATTTTGGCTACGAGGATCCTAAGTTAACAGAGAGATTCCAACAATCATATATCAGCCTAAAACATCATCTAACCCTATCAGCCGAATATACCGAGGTGGTTACATGAATTTGAGAGAAAAAATTCAAATCCAAACGCAAGCCGAGCAATCCGGCCCATTCCCTCCGCTTGATGATTATGAGGACTATATCTCGGTATGGTCCGAGGTTAGGTTCTTGCGGGGCAGAAATTTCTATGCTGCAAAGGCTGCTAACATCAAGACCGATGTGGAGTTTATCATTCGGCATCGAACCGATCTAGACGAAACCATGCGAGTTGTCCACAAGGGCAAAAACTACGAAATAGAAGGCATCGTGCCAATGGACAACAACAGCGGCTACATGATGATTCGGGCTTATGAAATCAAACATGATATGTAGGTGATAGCATGGGGTTTAAGGTTGAACATACCGAAAAAGATAGCAACACTTTTGAAGTGTTTTTAAAGAGTATCACCACAGAGGGTGAGCAGACCGAAAAAGACATGCTCAAAGAGGCAGGAGAGCAGGTTAAAAAGCATGTTGTTGCTAATCTTAACAAACACAGAAGGACACCGGCTAAAAGGTACAGGGGAAGACCGGCCATGGCTGATGACGTAAAAATATCTACCAGGAAAGACCGGAACGGCAATCTTGTGGCCAGAGTGCAAGGTGGGAAGAAAACAGGTTCTTTGTGGCATCTTGTGAATGATGGCAACTTACATTCCCAGCCTACGCACTTTATGGACGATGCTCTAAAATCTCTGGACGGCTCTATAGATAAGACTTGGGATAAGGTGATGAAATGATACAGAAAGTCTATGACATATTAAACCCCATCGGCGTGCCGGTGCGGTATATTTTGAGGCCCGACATGTCTAGCGCAAAAACTGGCATAAGCTATCACTTTTTCAACGAAAGTTATGAGCTGTACGGTGATGGCAAGGGCGCAGAGTTTGGCGGCGCGCTACAGGTAGATGTATTCTCCACTGTGGACTATTCAAGCACCGTTCAGCAGATCAAAGAACTACTAGAAGCAGCCAAGTTTAGACTAGCTGACATGCGGGATGGTGCCGATGGTTTTGAGGACAGCATGATGTATTATCAAAAGATTTTAATATTTAACTACAACGAAAGAGAGGTACTGTGATGGAAGTAAAAATAAACGTCCAGAATGTCCATCTGGCAGAAATCACCGAAACAACAGGCGAGATCACTTTTGGCACACCTGAACATGTTGCCGGTGCCATGGAGATGGGTAGAACACCACAGTTGTCTACTGGGCAGCTGTATGGTGACGGAAAAATAACCCATAAAAACTCTAAGAAAGTTGCATATCAGATAACGGCAAACCTTAATAAATTACCGACCAAGTGGCGCAGGTACATGGAAGGCGTAAAAGTAGTAACAGGCGTTGAGTCCGGCACATCCTCTGACGAACCGAAGCCGTTCGCTATCGGTTGGGAGGTCGAAAAGACCGGAGGAGGAAAAGAGCTAGTGTGGTTCTTGTACTGCACAGCCGAGCCGATACAGCAGACCGAAAGGCAGTCCGAGGATAATGTAAACTACTCAACCGATAACGTGACTATACTGGCCCTTGAGCATGACAGTTTAGGTAGATACTATACTTTTATCGACTCAGAGGACGAGGATGTCACTGCTTCAATGGTCGCAAATTTCTTCAAGAACGTACAAACCTCAGACGCTATCGCAGATGCAGTAATTGATCTCGCAGCAATACCGGGAGTAGTAGCACCCGTTAAAGGCGAGTCACCGATAACGACAGCTATTGATACAGCTCAATACACGGGAACTATAACGTGGTCGCCTGAGGCGGAGACATTTGCCGCAGACACACCCTATACTGCAACAATAACATTGACAGCTAAAGATGGCTACACCTTAGCAGGGGTAACCGAGGACTTCTTTACCGTCGCAGGCGCAACGACAACAACTAACCCAGCAAACTCAGGAGTAGTGACAGCAGTTTTCCCTGAAACAGAAGGAGAATAAAGCACACGCCCTCTCCTTTTAAGGAGGGGGCTATTTATTAAGGAGGGTGTTTCATGGCAAGAATATCTATAAAACCTATAGAGCCGCTGGAGTTGGAATTTGCTGACGGCACCGTAAAGGAAGCTTTGTTTAACAACGAAGCTTTTATTATTTATTCAGACGAATTCGGAAAGTTGGACATCGAAGAATTAAAAGAGATGAAAGATAAACCCTATGACTTGGTGTCGAGGTTTTTGTATTGCGGAATGAAGGTTATGGACAAAACCGTAACTTTGGAAGAGGCTAGATCAATAACGATCGGCGGCGGCGAGGCACTGGCAGTTGAGATCATAAATTGTGTGGTTGATAATTTTATGGCCACGGCCGATGAACAATCAAAAAAAAAGTTCTTGAGCGAAGTGGAGAAGTTCAACGAGGTGCTGGCGGAATAGACGCTGAATTCTGGGAAACTCTCTATTTTGCCTATTGTATTAAGTTGGGCAGAAGCGAAGAAGAATTTTTTAAGAGCAGTACGGCAAAAGTGATCCGGATGCTGGAAATTAACACAGATGGAATAAAGAAAAAACCCCAAACAAAATATGTCAATTCAATGAGGGATTTTCTAAGGTAGGTGATAATATGGCTTTCAAGGGCTATAAACGTAGTATAAAATTAGAATTCGATTTTTCCGAGGTAAAAGCTGGTGTGCCAAATGTATCGAAGCAAATGGCTGTGCTCAATGCAGAGTTTCGCAAGTCCTCTGCAGAGGCAGAGGCAAGCGGCAAAGAAATTGATAAGCTGGGTACCAGATATGACTATCTGAGTAATAAAATTAAACTCCAGGAGCAAGAGGTAGAAAAATATAGGCAGAATCTTGAAAAGGCTACCAATGCCAAGGGCAGCAATACCAAAGCAATAGAGAACAACACTGCAAGCCTTGAAATCGCAGAAGCTAAGCTGGCGCAGACAAGAGCGGAGCTCGACAAGGTCAGCCAGGAGCTGGAAAAAAATCGAACTGTACTAGGCAAAACCTCAAAGGAGTGGGGTGAGCTAAGTAAGAAGCTTACCAGTGTAGGAAAGACTATGTCTATGACACTCACAGCTCCCATACTAGCAGCGGGCGCAGCAAGCTTTAAGCTGGGCGCTGACTTTGAGCAAGCTCTCGGCAAAATGAATGTAGTTTTTGAGGACAACTCCAGGAACGTCGAAAAGTGGGCGCAGAACTCGCTCAGAGATTTTGGCCTTGCAAGAAGTACAGCGGTAACCATGGCATCTGACTTCGGGGCACTCTTTAAAGGAATGGGTATATCGCTCAAAGAAACAGAAGAATGGTCTAAGACTCTGACGGAGAGAACCATGGACTTGTCAAATTTTTACGATACGACAATCGAAGAAACGACTAATGCCCTCAATGCTATAGTGACAGGTCAAACGCAGCCGCTTAGGAAATTCGGTATCAACATGACTCAAGCAGCTCTCCAGGAATATGCATACTCTCAGCATATCAGAAAAAGAGTGAAAGACATGACCGAAGCTGAGAAGGTGCAGCTTAGGTATAACTTCGTTATCGAAAAAACCAACATAGCGGTTGGAACAACAGCAAGAGAGTCAGACTCAGCTACCGGACAGATAAACAGGTTTAAGGAGGGGATAAAAGAGCTGGGTTTAAGTTTCTCAGAGGAAATATTACCAATAATAACACCTGTTATTGAATGGTTGAATAATGTAATCGAAAAATTCTCCAGTCTTAGCGATGGCACCAAGAAATTTATTGTTATTGCAGGCGGGCTCGTGGCGACGATAGGCCCTATACTGTTGATTTTGGGCAGTGTGTTCAAGGCAATATCCTCTATCAGCTCAGGTATAGCAGCCATCCCTAAAGTAATAGACGGGGTTGGCAAAGCCGGTAAGGCCTTTAGCGGGCTGCTTAACAATACGGCATTTATGGGCTTCGCCAAGTGGGCGTTAATCATAGCCGGTGTTGCGCTTGCTATAGCAGCTCTTGTGGTAGCCATCAACTACCTAATAGGCAAAGGCCGAGAGATGAACGAGTTTTCCAAAAATATGTCTAGTATGGTAAGTGGCATAGGCACTAGCGTCCAAGGCGCAACCATAAGAGGATATGCAGTAGGCACAAAGTACCATCCCGGCGGTCTTGCGATTGTAGGCGAAGAAGGGCCTGAGCTCGTTAATCTACCTCGGGGCAGCCAAGTCTACACCACACAGGAGACCAACGATATGATGAGAGGTGGAGATACATATAACCTATATGTCAAAATGGATGAGGTGGACGAGGTGTATAAACTTGTCGAGGTGTTTAAAGGCATGAGGCAAAAGACTAGAGCAGGGGAGGTAATGGCGTAATGGCTCAGCATACGATTACTGCATCATGTATTGAGTCTACATATGTTGACTATGATAATCCGAACACTAATTATAAGGGCTCATCTACCCTATTAGTATCAAATTATACAAATGAAAATGGAGAAATCGGAAAGCAAAAGGCATATTTAAGATTTGATATACCAACAGGAATAAGGTATAAGCGTATATTAAGCCTTACTCTCCATGTCTACAATTTAGAGAGATTGGGTTATGGAGGCATTAGAAACAGTGCTAATTTATTTTCGGGCGAATGGGATGAGAACACTCTGACATATGCTATGACTTTGGGGTTTACATCAAGACAAAAAATCATTGATGGTGTATATGGATCACAAAACTCATGGTCAGAGATGATTATTATGCCATCTTCTCTGCAATCGCAGTTTGATCAATGGCTAAATGGCATAGAGATACATGGTTCAAGTGGTGAAGTGGGAGATCAACATACTATAGCATCTCGAAGCAATGTAGGAAAAGAACCTTATTTAACAATTACTTATGAGGACGTGCCTCCGTCAGCTCCAACACCGACAGAACCAATCGGTGCATACAAGGATAACAAATCTATTATCCATTTTGCGTGGACTTACAACAGCGACGTAGGAGGCACACAAAAGGCCTTTGACCTACAGTGGAGTACAGATCAAACGAACTGGACAACTATCTCTGTGACTACGGCAAATACTTACTACGATATGCCCGCCGATACACTCCCAGCAGGTAATATCTACTGGCGTGTACGCTGTTACAATGAGTATGATGAGGTTGGACCATATAGCGATATACAGTCATTTTACGCTGTTGGCAATCCTGATGCGCCAGTACCATATGCAATAGCGTCTAACACTGCAAGACCCATTGTGACATGGTCAGCGTTTGCACAGCAGGTGTACCAACTGCAGGTGTTGTCTGGCGATACGATAGTCTATGACAGCGGCATAGTGCCCGGTATAAACATACGTCAACATAAAATAAAAGCATGGCTTATAGATGGCGCATATATCATCCGGCTCCGCATAAAAAACGAGCACGACCTCTGGAGCGAGTGGGGCAGTGCAGCAGTTACAATAACAACGGTTAAGCCAGATAAACCGACCTTGTCGCTGCAGCGGTCAGCCTATGGTATTGAAATAAGTGCCACAGGGCTTGTATATCGGTCGGACTATGACAAAGATGATTATATTTGCATAGGCACGGCATCAGGGACTTATTTTGATAACACTGTCCGAAACAAAGGCGAGTATAAATACTTTGTCCGTGCCGTATCTGCAAATGAGACATACAATGACAGCGATATAAAGTTTATTCAAGCCGAGCTTAGACATGCCTTGATTGCGCCTGTGTCCGATTTGACAAATGTATTTGCATTTACGCGCTCTCTTAATGCACCACCGAAGCGCATATATAACAGGCAACCCGGAGGGGCATTTGTCGAGTATGCAGGGCGCAAGCATCCTGTGTGGGAGTCAACGGAGCATATTAGTGCAGGACTGAGCCTGTCGTTTTTTCTGAAAACTTGGTCCGAGGTAGAGACGTTTGCGGAAATTTACGACCTCAATCAAACAGCTTTGTACCGCGATGCCAAAGGCCGAAAGATATACGGCATACTGAGCAATTTGCAGATCACAGAGGATATATTTGGATACATCATCAA